GATATGGAGAACGGATGGGTTTATTGGTCTAATTGGGATGGGGTAGGAGATGCTACTTCTTCAATTCAGATGCAAAGAGGTCTATCAGCTGTGAATCTGGCAACACCATCGATTGGTGGAACAATGAACATAATCACCGACCCTGCTGCTCACGAGAAAGGTGGGAAGTTTAAACAAGAAGTCGGTGAGGGTGGATTCCTAAAAACCACCTTGAACTATAACTCAGGTCTAATCAATGATAAGTTAGCAATAAGTGGAACGATTGTTCGTAAAACTGGTGATGGTTTTATTGACGGAACATGGACAGACGCTTGGGCTTATTATTTAGGTACATCTTATGCTGTATCAGACAAACAGCGATTTGAGTTATACGCAATCGGTGCCCCACAAAGGCACGGACAGAACCTATACAAACAGAACATAGCAACTTACTCTCAAGAGTTGGCTGGAGATATCGATGGATATAATGATTCAGCTTATGTCGCTGGAGAGAAGTTTGAACATGAAGCTGGTAGGTTCTTCAACCAAAATTGGGCTCCAGTATCTTCG